GGTGATACGGTCAATATCCGTACAACCCCTGAAATCACTATCCAGACTTATGTTAAGGGTCAGACTCTTAACGTAGAGCAGCCTGATAAGCCAAAGCTACAGCTGCTTATTGACAAAGGTGAGTACTTTGCATGTATCGAAGACGATGTAGACGAAGTGCAAGCTGACGTTAATATGATGGATCAGTGGTCAAAAGACGCTTCAGAAAGAATGAAGATCAAAATTGACCAGCGTGTCTTGACTGACATTCTTCCTGATGTAGACGCACTAAATAAAGGTACTACAGCTGGACGTATCTCTGGCGATATTGACCTTGGTGCAGCAGGTAACCCAGAAGCAATTACTGCCAATAATGTTATTGGTAAGATTATTGATATGGGTACTGTGCTTGACGAAGCTAACTGTCCTGAAGGAGATCGCTTCCTAGTGATTCCTGCTAAGATGGCTGGTTTAATCAAGCAATCTGATCTGAAGGATGCGTCTATCACTGGAGACGGTAATACACCTCTTCGTAATGGACGTTTGGGCATGATTGATAGGTTTACTGTGTTTGTAAGCCACAATCTCTTTAAGAACGGTTCTGAGTTCAGCGTTATTGGTGGACACAATATGGGCTTCACATTTGCATCTCAGATGACAAATATGGAAACTATCCGTTCTGAAACAACTTTTGGTAACATCATTCGTGGTCTTCAAGTTTACGGCTATAAGGTCGTTAAGCCTGAAGCTCTTGCCACGATGGTCGTTACTCTTTAATAGGAGGATCAGATGGCTGCTTATACAGACTCGCACGGCTTTAATAAAGGTTCTGCTGCTGGACATCCAGCTAAGGGCTTGACTAGAGTCGGCTATATGGAAGTCGATTTGGATTTTGCTAAGATCACTACAGCTAGGGCTGCAGCAGGCGCTACAGCTCTTGCCGCTGGTGATTCTATCGAAGTGCTTTCGATTCCAGCTAACACATTAGTGTTGGCAGTTGGTGCAACTACTATTACTGCTGAAGGTGCAGCGTCAACATTTGACATCGGTTTGACTGGTGGCGATGTAGACGGTTTTGTTGATGGAGGCGATGCTAATGCAGCGGGTACTACTCAATCAAACGGTGCGCTTTTAATCGCAAACAATAACGGTCACTATTTCGCAACTGCAGATACCATTGATATGCTTATCGGTGTGTCTGGAGCTGTGACTGATGCGGCTAGAATTAAAGTTTGGGCAGTGATTGTTGATTGTTCAACAGTCGCCTAAAGGATTAGGGGGGCGGGTTAGGATTCGCACTGCGATGCCCCCCTACTCTAAAAGGACGTAGTATGGCTAAAATCAATAAAGCTAAAATGGCATGCAACAAACCGAAGCGTCAGGTATCTGGTGGCAAGAAGTTTGTTGTTAAAGCGTGTCAGGGAGGCAAAGAAAAAATTATTCGATTTGGCGATGCTAATATGAAGATTAAAAAGAATCAGCCAGGTCGCAGAAAGAACTTTCGTGCTAGACATGGTTGTGACAGCAGGCCACCGTCTAAAATGACAGCTAGATATTGGTCATGCAAGAAATGGTAAGTTATGGGTAAGAAAGACGCATGTTATCATAAAGTGAAGAGCCGCTACAAAGTTTGGCCCTCAGCATATGCATCGGGGGCTTTAGCTAAATGTAGAAAAGTTGGCGCTTCTAATTGGGGCAACTCCAAAGTTAGAAAGACCACCAGAAAGAAGAAATGATATGGCGGTCAGAAAAACAGCAGAGGGAGCAAAATTAAAACGATGGTTCAAGGAGAAATGGGTTGACGTTCGTACGGGGAAGGCATGTGGCAGACGTAAAGGTGAAAAACGGGGTACTCCATATTGTCGCCCATCCAAGCGTGTCAGTTCTAAGACTCCCAAAACATCTAGTGAACTTAGTGCATCCGAAAAGAAAAGTAGGATTGCACAGAAAAAACGACTTGGACAGCCAGCAGGCAAGCCAAGACGAGTCAAGTCAGTAAGGAGGCGCAAATGACAATCAAAGGTAGAAACAGACCAAGAAGGTCTAGACCAAAAACTCTGGATATGGATAGATTTCTTGCATATCAACAGCCTCAAGCTCCTACTCCACCTATGATGGGAACGTATAGAGCGCCTTTGAGAGACATGCCACAGCCTCAAGCTCCTGCTTCACCGATGCCGAATCTCGCACCACTGACTTTTTATGATAAAAGCCCAGGTATGGCAATGCCAACGCCAAACCCAAGGCCACGTATGCCAAGGACACAACGTATGCCTACTGTGTTACCAACACGTAGACCAGCAGCACCACAGGGACAATTTATGATGGACAGACAAGGTCGTCCAGTAAGAACAGTCCCATTCATTAATAAAACAGGAAGAGGTTAATATGACTACTAGATGGTTAAAAAATACAAAGGATGGCGAGATTTATGGATGGAATGAAATCCTAGCTGCTAATCCTTTAACTGTAGAAGTTACTGAGGAAGAAGCATTCCCAGAAAAATTTATAACTAAAAAACAAAAAGGGCGTAAAGCTAAGGTTAACATGGAAACAGAAGTTGTGGATGACACACCTAAAGTTTCTGCAGAGCTAGAAGAAGAGGCTACAAAAGGTTTAACCAGAGCTAGAAATGATAAAGGACATTACATAGCTGATGACCCTGATACGCCTGAGAATGAGGCTTGGGTAGATGATTCTAAATGATGTTATAGCGGATGTCCGTGATCTAATACAGGATACAGACACTAACACACAGCGTTATTCAGATGCTATGTTGTTAAAGTTTGCTAATCAGGTATTGAGAAGAACAGCTATATTTAGACCTGATTTGTTTTCAGTGCAGGCAGATCTCACATGTACCGCTGGTACAGTGGTGCAGGCAGCTCCTGCCGATTCTATTAGATTAATGGAAGTTTACTATAACACTAGTGGTAACGGTATTATAGAAACCACAAGAGAGGTTTTAGATCAAGCGTATCCTACTTGGATGACTGATAATGCTGGTTCCACCATTAACTGGATTAGGAATATACGTAATCCAAATAAATTTTTTATTTATCCTAAGGCTCCAGCTGCTCACCAAATAGTTATTGAGTATGCTCAGACCCCACCAATTTATACAGGAGCACAAGCAGTGGCTTTACTGCCTGATGCATATTTTCCTGCTATCGTGGATGGCACAGTATTTTTAGCGGAGTCTATAGATAATGAGCATGTTAACTCAAATAGAGCTGCACTTTTCCAGCAGTCCTTCTCGCAAGCACTTGGTATATCCTCGCAGACTAGACAGATTACTGATACAGAAGGTGGCGGAATATCTGAAGAGGAGGTTGTCTAATGCCAAGGAGATTCGACAGCTTAGTGCCAAGACTATCACCAAGTGTCCCAGGTTGTCCCCAGCCTGTTATAGAACAATATGTTCGGGATGCCGCTATAGAAGCGTGTGAAAAGACTTTGGCATATAGGCACATACAAAACAAAATACCTTTAACAAGCGGAGTGTACGATTATCCCTATGACCCCCCGACTAACACTGAGGTTCATGCATTTTTGAGTGCTTCTATTGATGGCACTCATATGACAGCATTACCGTTAGAACAGTTCCAAGATAGATTTCCTAAGTGGCCTGACTTTGTGGTTGCTGAACATGGTATTCCAAGGTTTATCTCACAACTTGATGCTGATACATTTATTGTAACGCCAACACCTGATAATGCTAAAACGTATGAATTGCGTATGGTTATAGCAGTGAAGCCACTTCGTACATCATACGATATGGATACCACGGCGTTTGATGAATTAGAAAATATTATAATGCATGGAGCACTCCAGAACTTATTGATCTTACCTGAACGAACATGGTCAGACAGAGAGCTAGGTGCGTTTCACGCTAAACAATTTTTATATAAAACAGCAGAGCGTAGAGCTAGAGCTAACCTTGGCGCAGCTAGAAACTCATTGCGTGTTAAACCAGTAGCTTTTGGATGTTGAGGTGATGTATGGCTGATGTAATTAGATTAGTAAAAGGTAATTCAAAACCTGACATTATACTTACCTTAACAGACGACAACACGGGTTCTGCAATAGATCTAAGCGCTGGAACTACTACTGTTACTGTGAAGTTCCGTAAACAAAACACAACTGCTGTTTTATCTACAATAGCTACAGTTAAAGTAGGTGGTGGCACTACAGGCCAAGTACAATTTGATTTCGCTGGAAATGTGTTAAATGTAGATCCTGGAATGTATGAGGGCGAAGTAAATATAGATTTTAACGGTGCTATCCAAACTGTTTACGATGTTATGAAGTTTAGAGTACGGGATAACTTCTAATGGCTAACATACGTCTTAAAGCCGCTTCTATAGGTGGGTTGGCTTTAGATGTATCAGCCAACACAATAAATGCCACACACGGTGATGTTGGTGTATCTCTTGATGTAGAGCTTGTAGATAGTGAGATAAGCCTAGTCTCAGAACCTGTAATTACTGATGTAGTATATAGACTTAAAGCAGAGCCACAGAATCACGAGATACTTTTACGATTCAAGGCTATCCCTGTAGAAAATCTACCTGCTGTATCGTTTCCTGTAGTAGATAGCGATCCTGTATTTAACATACAGCCACTGTTTCTTGACACTGTAACCGCAACACAAGACATAGTGTTTAGTGTGGCGAAAACGTTAGCTGACACAGCTACTATAACTGACACTCCGTTTATTAGTGTAAGTATACCATTATCTGATTCCTTTAGTGTAACTGATGCTCCAGCGTTTACCGTTGGTTTTAATCCAGAAGATACAGTTAACACAGCTGATGATCCAACGTTTAGCGTGTCAGCTACGATGGCTTCTGACTCAGTTAGCATGTCTGATGTATTTGACTTTACTAGGATTTTACCTACTCTTACACCAGCAGACAGTGTGTCAGTTTCTCAAAATATAGTTTTACAAACCACTAAGCCCGTGGTAGATTCAATTAGTGCATCTGACAACACGTATGAGATAGGTGCATTTTTTGAGGGAGACGGTGGGCTATTTAATTCAGCTGGGTTGATTAGCGAGACGCCTCCTTTGAATAGAGAGTTTGCGCTGCAACTCTTTAGCACTTAACGGAGGCATGTATGTTTGATGATGAAATTAAAGTTAAGGGTCACCTAAGTATAGTACTTGTTGATGAAATGGGTGTTGTAAAAGATGAGCGTGATCTCGATAACTTAGTTGTAACTGCAGGTAAAGGCTATATAGCGTCACGTATGAAAGACGCTACAGCTACTGCCATGAGTCATATGGCAATAGGTACAGGCACTACAGCAGCTGCTGTAGGTCAAACAGCACTAGTTACAGAAGCAAACAGACAAGCACTAACAAGCACTAATGTGTCTGGCGGACAGATTACATATTCGTCAACATTTGGTAACGGGCAAGGTACAGGTGCTTTGACAGAAGCAGCTATACTCAATGCAGCTACTGGCGGCACTATGTTATGTCGTACAGTGTTTAACGTAATTAACAAAGGTGCAAACGATACGTTAGCAATTACATGGACAGTAACGGTGTCATAGATGACAAATTATTCGTTAGTAAAAACAGCCAACAGTGCTAAAGCAAGTTTAGCAGGAGGCATTTCTGCTAACCAAGGTACTTTGTCTTTACTAGGTGGAGAGGGTGGTAAGTTTCCTGCGCTAAACGCTGATGAGTATTTTTATATAACAGTTACCTCTGCAGCACTTGCTACTAATACAGAGATTATGCGTGTAACTGCTAGAAATGCAGATACACTTACTATTAAACAAGCAGATGGTTCTGCTAGAAATCTAAACAATACTTTTTCAGCTGGTGATTCTGTAGAGATACGAACCACAAACAATGCTATTAATGATTTATTTGATTTAGATAATATCCTACCTACTATCCCTGCACAGCCTGATAAGTTTAAGTTTCGTGCAAACCCTGGTGGAGGCACTAGATATATAGGCCCTACAGGTTCAGTAGACAGTTCGTTAGAAGATGAAGATGTAAGTTTTGCCGTTAGGTCGGACGGTACTAATGCAACCTACTCCTTACTCAACCCTGATGATATATCTAACGATAATAATACTAATACTGGGTTTTTCGATATTCCTGTAAGGGGGCATTACGATATATCCCATTTGCGTAGTAATACCTTCTTAAAATTTTTAAATGCATCTACTGGCGTAAATGCTAGTGGTGGGTATGGGATGCAAACGACTAGTAGCAATACAAGTTTGTATGCACATGCGGAAGGTCATAATATAGCTACACAAGAAGGTTCGTTAGTATATTTAGCTAATGTATCTGAAAACAACAGTCAGTATGGTGCATATGGTGAATGGGCAGCTGCTGATTCTAACGGTGCTGTAAATAATTCTAATACACTAGCTATTGATAATACAAGGAGATGCACAAGCATAGCTGGCGCTGGCACTAGTGATGATCTTTCTCAAGTACCGCAAGCCACAGCACAACAGTGGATTGGTAAATTTTTATATCCACCTGCAACAAGAGCAGGCAATGTAAATATACCTCCAGGGACTTATGTAACAGGTTGTCAGATAGGAACTTTTTATTCAGTAACACTAACTCTAAACAATAATATAACTGTACCTAATAATACTAGGATTCAGTTTTACACATCTAGAGTCACTCAGCTCGGAGAAGAATACAGCGCTTCTAGATATGATGGTGTGTATTACAAACGTGAAATTACAGCACCTGCAATACGCACAATGAATGGCGAGGCAGGTATACTAAACGCAAAAGAAGATGCATATATGCCTGTAGCAGGGCAGATAGCTAATGTTTACGTAGTTGGTGCTACAAATAATTTTGGTTCCCAATTGTACACAGAACAGCTAGATACAAATCAAGCATCTACTACAGCTGGCGGTAATCACGATATACTTTCAATAAAGTGTAAACCACTAAGTGTAAATTCTGTTTTTACAATACGGTACTCTGGTACAAAATATTCTGGTGGCAACGGTATAATTTCTGTGCTTATGGATTTTATGACTGCTGATCCACAGCCAAACAATAATAGAATGTTTAAAAACCCTAATGATAATACTGTAGCTAAAGCTGTGGTTAATGTTGGTCATTACATGTTTAATGATCAATACGTACAGCCTGAGTTTAATTTACCTGCTAGTGCAGCTGATAATTATGACGTAAGTGCTTTTTCTAATGGTAGAGTCACTGCAGGAACATGGCCTAATAATATTAATAGCGTGAGCCAACAGCCGCAATCTAATAACCCAACAGCTTATTTTAGCGGTAACACAGATAACACAAATTTTAACACTGCAAACGGCCCATATTCTCCCGACTGGTTTACATCATCTGCACATGTGTTTAGCGGCCCTAGTGCAGCTGTGTTTATTAGACCTGGAGTCACTGACTTTGTTAGGTTTCGTACTTTGGTTATACGAGAAAACAATTCAGGTACTACTTCTTATCCTTATGGATCTGAAGGCACTATGTATATGATTGTAGAAGAGCATGTGCAACCAGAAGGGTGTTTTGGTCTTGATATACCAGGTGGACTTGACACTACCGCACACTGGAATGGAAATTTAGTATGACAAATTATCACGATATACAATTTGCTAACAATGCTTACGGTACGTTATCACAGGCTTACGCTACTACAGCGACATCTATTGTTTTAACCACAGGGCATGGGGCTAGATTTCCTACACTTACAGGAACAAAGTATTTTTTTGCTACGTTACTAGATACATCTAACAATTTAGAAATAATAAAAGTTACTGCTAGAACTGGCGATACGTTGACAGTTGTTAGAGCACAAGAAGGAACTACAGCTAGAGCGTTTAACACTAATGATAGGGTTGAGCTTAGAGTTACATCTGGTGGGCTTACTGTATTATCCGATTTAGATGAGATACTACCAGATCAATCGTCTGCTAATGGTCAGGTACTAACAAGTACAAGTGGTACTGCAGGATTTGCTGCTTTAGATGTTACTAATTTTAGCAGTCAAAATAATACCAATACAGGCTTTTTTAGTTTACCTAGAGGAACTACAGCACAACGACCAGGGTCTTCTAACCCTGGATATTTACGTTATAACACTGATCATTATGGTGGTGCTAGACCCGAGTTTTATGCAGTAAACAATCAATATCTCCCTTTAAATTCTCCTATCTTAAATAAGTATATAATCACTGCTACAGCAGCAGCCTCAGGAGATCCAGGTCAGGCTAATGGTAGATTTCCTACCTCAGGTGGAGCTTGGACTACCGCAGGGTTTACAGCAAATGAATTTACGCTAACCCCTGTAAACAATGGAACACACAATATTCTATCAGTAATTTTAAAACCTATGTCTACTTCTAGTGTATTCCTTATAGAAGTGGCGGGGACTTTTTATAGTAACTCAGGTTATGCTTACGCTACGATTGGTAGAACCACAGCATCTACAGCCGCTGGTACTACAGCTGCGGCTTCAACAATAAATGTCGGTCACATTAGAGCAGGTGGAGATGGCACAAGCAATGATGAAGATCATACCGTAGCTGCTTGGCATAACAATGCTCATGTTCATTGTGGCGGATTTGCTGTTTATGATCAGCCTAATACAACAGATTTTGTAAGGTACTGCATACACTTTACTCGAAATAGTAATCACTATGTGTACTTCCCATAC